TGTACCAATAACTACGAGAGCCAGGTACTCAATGCCGGCAAAGATTCTATCCTAATAATAAACCTTATTGCCCTTCTTATCTACAAAGGTAAAGATACCTTCCTTATCAGTAGTAAGTCTACGATAATTTCTATTATGGAGCAGATAAATATGCGATGTTGCCGCGGCGGAAGTACTTGTAGACTTAACATAAATAGCTCTATTAGAAGCTTTTCCAGTAGTTTCTGGGTCAGTATCAGTAGAATCTGAATAAGTTCCATAGTCTGCCTCAACTTCCTTACCAACGTAATTATCAATAGTAGCAAGAGTAGTTAAGGTATCAAGTACGCTAGTTAAAGAATACTTAGAGGTAATTCTTTCTCCATTCAGTACTGCATTGGTGTCACCAATCATATAAATATAATCAGAAGCATTATCAATCTGACCAATAGTAGGTAACTCGCTATCAGTTACTCTATAACCGCCATAAAGTCCTACTATGCCGCCCTATCCAAGAGTATCATCAGCATCAAGAATCTTCTGCTGCTGTCTTAAAGCATCTATTGCATCATTGATAGAATAGTGCTCATCTTTTCCCCACATTGTTGCGCCGGCCAAGAATAAGTCTATTCCTTTTTTACCTTCTGCATAAGTGGTATAATTAGAAACGCCCGAAGGATCAACTATACCATTTTTCTTATCATAGTCAGTTCCAAGGAAGTTAGGATTATAATAACCCATCTCATCATTAACAACAAGTTCAGCGTAGGAATTATAAACTACGTCATAAGCCTTAGCAGTAAATGAAGTAGTTAAATTGCCTAAAGCTTCATCAATAGAAGCTACATCATAATCAGCATCTGTCCAAGAAGCAGTACCAGTTAAAGTAGCATCTTCATCGGCGGAAGAAGCAAGACCAAGAACAACAGCTTTATCACTAGAATTAGGACTTAAAGAATATAAATCCTCAAACGCTACCGTATTCATTAATTCCTTTTCGTTACTAAAATTATAACGAGCACCTGTCTTAGCAATTAAATTCTATCTTTTAGCAAAAAGCATAAAAGCCTGCTTTTCATAAGAATATTCATGAGTGCCAGGTCCATTCTTATTAGGATCAGAATGACCGGAATGAGTATGTTCATAAGCACCAGAAGATATGTCATCATTGGTAGTCTTATATTCAAGACCAGCATAATTTCCGGAGAAGTTTATTACTAAAGTTACAGTGTATTCGCCAGTAGTAACCTCAACAATATCAATTAATTCAGCAATAGAATATTTAATGGCAGCAGTTGTTTCTTTGCCGAGTTCATAGTCTTCTAAATCTTTATCGTCAATTGTCTGCTTAGTATTAGCATTCCTTAATACCAAGGTTTCTTCATAGGTATTATCCTTATAAGTATAACCAGTAGCACCATTAGTTATAGCAGTAATTCTTGCCGCCTAAGCATCCTTATAAGCAATATCTGCATCAGTTATTGTAGTACTTAAAGCAGCAGTTCTTGCAGCTTCTTCACTATCAGCAGTAATACTTTTTGTTACAGTAAAAGAACCTGTAACAACAGCATTAGCAGTAATAACATCATCACAGTCATAATTAGTTCCTGTAATTACTTCTGCATCGGTAAATACATAAGCCTCAAAACCATCTTCGGTACTCTTACCATTTTGCATAGGATAAACAGTTCTTAATTCAACAGCACCCTTTAAGACCGAAGCAACGCTAACTTTTCTTTGAGACTCATAAGTCTGTTCCTTCTTCTCTATACGGTAAATAGTTACATCAGCAACATCTTTAATACCGTACTTTTCAAAAAGATTAGTAGCCATTTGTCAACCTCCTTATTCATTATTGAGGCTTTCTCCCCAATATTTAGTTTTTATTTTCTTTGAGTCTGCGCCGGCGCAAATCATGGCTAAATCCTAATCCCATTTTTCTTTGGCTTGATGCCGACGTATTAGACTATAGAAAGCATAAAGTGTTTCATTCTTCCAATCAATTCCAAAGACTTCTGCAATTTCAAGTAAATCAACAAGAGACTAAGTTTCACCTTTCTTCTATTGCTGTTTTCTCTTTACTGCATCTCTTTTTTCTCTCAACAATCTCATTTTTCGCTCACCTGGAGATTCGTCCTTCGGCGGCGCAGTATCAACTTCTCGCTTATTCTAAATTCTTAATATATCTTGAAAATCTTTAAAATTTTCAACAGTTATTAATCGTTTATCATCAGGAGAACCGACTAAGATTGAATTAATTGATGGTAAGAATAATACCTCTTCTTTTATAAAAGTAGAAAAGACATTTTGGAGGTCTAATAAGAAACTATCATTTTGCTCTGTACTTAAGAGCAAATAAACAAGAGGATTGACTTGTTCAACTGATAAATCCTATCCCGTCTTTTCTTTCACAAGATCTACAATTTGTTGTTCTGTCAATAATAATAAACCTAACATACCTATATATCGTGAGTAACCTATTTTGAGGATTTCTCTCATAGTTAAAGGATAAACATGGCAAATTCCTTCCAACTCGGTTGGTACGCCGGCAAAAGCCTAGGCTTTAATTTCTTCAATCTTTTCAGCTGAAAGCATTGATTCGGAACCTCATTATATAAGCTCCCATTTCTTCGGTTAAAGTCGATAAATCAAAGCCCTAATAAATAATTTCTCCTAAACCATTTATTCTTTTATCCTATAAGCTTTTACGTATTTCACTCATAATTGCAAAAGGACGAATTGTGTCACCTGCTATTAACCATTCTTTGAAAGGACAATAAATAGCTATTGTTAATTCAATATTTTCGTTATCACTGTTAGTTGTAATATTACCTCCAGAAAAAAGAACAACAACTTTAGATTTTGTATTCTATTCTTCTGATGTAACTAATGGTACTACACGAATCAAATTGTTCAATAGCTTCAATCCATCTACTGGTTCAGGATGTTTGTCTCTGTTAAGAGGATCTAAATCTGTATTTTCAAGTAACATAGCTAAGTCTTCATTCTATGTAAGTTTTTTAGCTACTTTTAATAAATTTAAACCTAATTCCTATCCATACTTTACTTTAGATTTTTCCATGTTTTTCACCTCTTAACGATTATTAAGGAAGAAATTCTAATTTTCTCCCACTAATATATCCTAAGAAGAACGCGGCTCTTCTTCAACTAATAATTTATTACCCAAATAACAATATGCAACATTAGGAATTGATATTCCATTATCTGACCCAGAAATTTCCCAACCTTTATTAGCATATTCAAAATAAGTTCCTTTTTCTAGAAAATCAAAATTCTACGTAATAAAAGCTCGGTTTCCTGCCGGCTCACGATATCCAATACCAGTGGTAATAATAGAATCTACTGTAAATGTAGCTGTTGCATTAACGAACTTAACAGGGATAGTATATAAAGTGTCTCCATATTCATTCGTAATATTTACTTCTGAATCAAGTAAGATTAATTTATAAGCACGATAACCATGAGTTATACTTTTATCAGTAAAGATAACAAGAAAAATTTGAGTTAATTCTTCATCTTTTATCTTCTAGTATATAGTTAAAATGTCACCAGTATTTAAAGCCGCGGCACTAGTAGACATTAGTAAATTGCTAATAATTCGACTTTCAGAATAAGAATTTGGCTAAAGAGAACATATATCATTTCTAACCTCGTGATTTACCTAAATTAACTAAGACTTATACTCGGTTCTATTTAAATAAATCCTATCAAATTCTCTTTCTTTCCTCGTCTTAATTCTATCCTATCTGTTAGTTCCATCTTTATTTAATCGTTTAAGATAAATATCAAAATATTTTGGCATATTCACATAGCATCAATCCTTATGCTATCAAATAAATTCATACATTCAAAAATTGTTTTACGATAGTATTTAAAAGATAAATATCTACAAGCTGAAAGTTTCGCATAAAGTGTATAATACTCAATGGTTTTTGAAGTGTCTGAATATCCACTTAGTTCAATTAAAATTGTATCAAGAAATTTTTCCCATTCGCCGTCTTTTTCACGTTCTCTTAAAAGTCCATAGAGCTTTTTCTTCATTTTATCTCTATAGGCTTCTTCAATTGGAGCTTTATCATTCACGTGATAGTTCTTCCTTTTCGACCGCCAGCAAGATTACCATAATTAAACGGTCTGCGATTTACAGAACGATAGTAAATACGTTCTATATTCTTAGCTTCTGATTCAACCTAAGTTTTTAAAGCTATAAACTATCTTAAAAGATTGGCTTGTGAGAAATCCTTTTCTTCATACTAAGTTTTAATATTTTCCCATGAATCCACAGTTCTTTTTAACCACTCATATTTCATAAAAGTGGCTAGAACTTGAATTTCAGCTTGCCCCATATTATTATCAGTAAAACATTGATTTTCTTCATCTATATCAAGACTACACCTTGGAAATTTAAACTAGGCTAATGCCATATTTAAAATTTGCCGCCAGTCCTATAGAAGCCATTCTATATCTTCTTCCTAGTAACTGTTAGTCCATTCATCTTCATTAACTCTGGCTAAAAAAGCATCATAAACTTCAGCTAAGGTAATCATTTAAATCACCTTAGTGCCGGCCTTCAGCCTGACGCATTTTTTCCTTTTCAGCTAGTTTCTTTTCAGCTTCGGCAATATCTTCTTCACGAGAAATACCTTTAAGTATATCTTTTCCGCCAGTTAATTCTTTAAGGAATTTAGACTTCTCCATGTCTATAATTTTATGCTCTATTGCATAAGCAATTAAATTATCGACCTATAACTTAGTTAGTTCGCTAACTTCCTTTTTAAATACTGGAAGTGGAGTAGATCTCAAAAGGGTCTCCATTTTTTTAGCATCAAGTAATATAATATTCACAGGTTCAGAAACATCAGCAGGTTCTAAGCCTAAATCAATCTTATCCTATAAATTCTCAATATAAAGAATACCCGAAGAAAACATATTTCTAATTGCAGGATCCCACAGTCCCTGCTCAAGACTTTCAAAAGGAATTCTCATAGACTGGCCAAAGCCACTCCAAACTTTATTAAGTCCAAATTCAGGTCTTTTAATACTTACATTACCCTGAATCATATTCTGTACAACAACAGTTCTAATTTTCTCCATAAAATCATTCCTCCTTTTAACTCACGGCTGTGCCGCCATTTAAAAAAATATAAAATAGTGAGTGAGCGGTTAAACTCACTCACTACTGTGAAACTTATTATATCAATTAAGCAGTAAAGTTAGTAGGATACTGAGTAGCATACTTAGTCTGGTCTTGCAGTTCAGTATTTACATAAACACACCAGTCATAATCAGTAAGAATTGCTACACCTACCTTCTGATAAACTTCTACCTCAATAGAACGATCTCTGTGCTGCCAATCATCAACGCGCACAGGACCTTCAAAAACAATCTTTACAGGCTTCTCTCTACCATTGGGGAATATATATGCAACGGCAGGGTTAGTAGTAGTAACCTCATTAGTCTCATCCATATAGGACTGAGGAATCTCAACGATAGGATTACCACGGAAAGTCTTAATTCTACCATAAGCCGCAATTTCCTCAATATTTCTAGGATTGTATACAGGAGTAGCATATCCAGGTGCTGAACCAGCAGTAGGAGCAGCAGGCAGAGCATAAGTACCATATACAGGCATACCTACAGCATCGGGACCCATAGCCTCAACAAACTCAGGAGCAGCGAATATAGTTACACCGCCACCATTAGAATAAGAACCTGCTACACGGCAAGCCTTAGCCATTAAATCAGCATCGAAGCCAGCAGATACATAGCGGTTATTAGCAGGGCGGCTAGATGAATTTACAGAAGCAAGTAAAGCCTTCTGAATCTCACCAAAAATAGCATAGTTCAAAGCATCAATAAGAATTTCAGATTGCTCTGCTACATTTTCATCACCGCAAACCATTCTTTCGTAGTCGATATAGGTAGTACCACCCAGAGCACGACCGCCGACTTCAAAGGTATTAGTATCAAGTCTGAAGCTCTCATAAGCACCAGAAAGACCAACCTGAGTAATAAACTGACGAGCACGTCTAGCACCAGTTTTTACAACAAATTGTGCCTTTTGCTTATCTGCAACAGTTCTTATTTCAGCAAAAGAACCCATAAATTCTTCAACAGATTTAGGAAGAATTTCAGTATAAGCTTCCTGCATTATCTCAAAAAGTGTCCACTTATTCTTCTGATAAGAATAATAATCATTACAAATCTCATGAATATTCTTAGTCAGAGTGGCACTGATATCTTCATTAGAATACTTAGTAGGATCAGGAGTACGACCAAAAGCTCTGCAAACTACTAAGTCCTTTATTGCTTTCTTATCAATAGTCATTATTTCTCAACCTCCTATCCTTATTATTCTGGCTTCTCGATAAACATAATCTTAAACGAGAGCGTAGTATCTGCATTGGTAAAGCACTGAGTTACAATAGCATATACATTACCAATTGCATCTGCAGGGTTAGCGCCAATTACAAGCTTACCCTTAGAATCTTCTGTTACTACAGCATAAATAGGCTGAGTAGGATTGTTCTTAAGAGCATCTCTTACTTTAGTATACATCTGAACACTAGGAGAAACAGCAGAAGCTGTATCTACAGTATAAACGGTGTCATCCCAAGCTACAGTATTCGTGCAAATTCTCATACCAGGCTCAGTAAAGCCAATTCTAGGTAAATATTCACCTGCTATCATGCAGAAATTTCTACGACCAGGGGTAAACTGATTATAGATTATTTCAGTAGAATAATTAATACCCATCTTATAACCAAGATCACTCATAGCCTTGTTAGGAATAGTAGCAATCTTATTCTGCTTATCTACCATTAAGAAAGCTCCATTTTCAGCATAAATCTTACCAGCAGTAGCTTCAGCAGCAGTCATAGGGAAATTAGCAGCGAATTTATCAGGATCAAGTTCACACTGAGCTTCAATCATACCTGCACGATTAAACCAGGTCTGAGAGGGCTCAATCTGACCGAAACCTTTGCAATCAAATTCTCTTAAAGCCATTATTTATTACCTCCTCTTTTATATTCTTCTAATAGCTTCTCAATACCAGAGAGACCTTTTGTATCATTATCAAAAGAGCTATCCTTTGGATAAATATTAGGCTCACTCTTATTGAATAAAGCTGTGGAATCATTCTCATAAGCCGACATGCAAACTTCTTTCTTGAAATCCTCTACAGAGAAAGTATCTATCTTCTCTTTGTAAGAGTTAATCATTTCATCAGTTAAATGCTCTGAGAAATTAGCAAGAATTTCTTCCTTCTTTGCCTTTTCAACAGAGGCTTTAAATTCAGCAAGAGAATTTTTCTCATTAGTTATGTCACTATTTTCAGTTTCAAGTCTAACAATTTTAGCTTCAAAATCTGCTTGCGCCGCGGCGGCGTTAGCGATTTCTGCATCCTTAGCTTCAATTGTAGCATTGAACTCATTGATTTGATTCTCTAAAGTAGTAACCTTTTCTTGCGCAGCAGCATAATCAGCTTTTACTGTTTCAAAATCAGCTTTTACTGCTTCGAATTCAGTCTTTGCAGTCTCATATTCAGCTTTTATTGCTTCATAATCACTAATTTTTTCTGAATTTTCAACGTTAGCATTGTAAGCTGCTTCATAAGTGCCACTTGCTGCTTTCATAGCTTCAAGCGCATTATATTCTGTTTCAGAAACATCTACAATTTTAACGTCAACAACGTCACCAATTGTTATACTATCTCCTTCTTTGGAATAGTAAGCTCTCTTGTAGCCGCCAGTCGCCATATCACCAATTAAAGCATAATCATCATAGACATCAAGGACAATAGAAGAAATTTCCCAATTTCCTTCCTCATTAAAATTAGGATTTAATGCGATAGAAATCTTTTCAGCTTTTTCATTATCTGAAAGTCTAAATAAAGTCTTTTCCACTGGTGTATTCGCCTCCTTTTCTTTGATATTTTTAATACTATTAATTAAAATTTGCAAATCTGTAGGGTCATAGCTATAAAAGGAAGCGCCTTCAAAACAAGGCTCCGTAGCAGCCCCAAGAATTTGTAATCCTAATAAACTACCAGAATAAAAATGGAAATAAGGAAGACCATCTTCCCAAGTTTTCCATTCACCTTTTAAAGTATCCTAATAAATTTCCATAGATTCTGAATCGCCAGGAATTAAGTTAGCTTCTGGATAAAGAGCAGTATAATAAAGAACATCAGCACAAGCATATTCCCTTATTTCTCCATCTTCGTCCAAATGCTTTTCCCAAGCAAAATTAGGTTCTGCCATAACTAATCCATAAATACGACCGTCCTAGTTTTTTTCACCGTGGTCAGTAAAATCCATTTCTTCTTTATCAAAAATTCCTTTAACAGGTGTATAAGGTAGACTATTGATTAACTAATTTGCGAAATCTTCTGATATATAAGTGCGATTTCTATTTAACCCTGTATAGAAAATTCTAACTCTTCCTTTGCTCATAGTCTCATTTATAGGTTCTAACTCAGTATATAAAGTAGCATTTAACTTATAAATGTCTAAATTTTTCTGCTCGGTCGCGGCAGAGAACTAGATTGTGTTCTCCTTGGGCGCCGGCGCAAAGTAAGTAGAGAGCTTCTATAAAGCAGCAATGGTTTCTGCTATTGAGGGTTGAATATCTTTTGATAATTGATTCAAGTCCATTATTCTTCGCCCTCCGATTTGGTAGTTTCTTCCTCTTTATTAGAAGATTCTTCTTCTTGTTTTTCTTCCTAAGTATCAACGCTATCTGACTATCTATCTTGTCCATCAGAGCTTTTTCCTTTTGTTTCTCCCATTGCTTCGCCGGCGGCCTTACCAGACTAAGTATAAGAAGATTGTAAGGGTTTAAGAATCTCATCAAGTTCAAGTAAATCGTTTTCAAGCATTTTTAAATTAGCAAGGTTTGTCTAATCTAATCCAGTGGAAAGAATAGGTGTTAAGAAACTATATCCGAAAGCGGCTAATTCTTTAGCACGAGATGTATAATCTGCACTATTATAATAGCTTAAAGGTAAAATTAAAAATTTAAATCTAATTTTCTTAGTCTCGAATTTATAATTTAATAATGCAGTAAAGAAATGAGCAAATCGCTATCCAAGAATCATCATCATGGCAATATCATTATTTGTAGAATAATTTAATCCTGCTTCGGTAGTTGCAAAGAAAAATTCTTTTGAAACGCCAGCAGATTCATAAATTAAATTCTATACATCTTCAATTTCTGTTTTTTCATCATCTGTACTACTCAAATCAAGTAAACTTACATCATTATAAGTGGTAAGCACATCAATATCTGGGTTGTTACTAAGCATTTCTAAAGCACCATCATGCATAATTTCTGCTTCTTCTGGCTCGAAAACTAACTTCAATCCATCAGTTTTTACTTGTTGAACTAAAATTCTTTTTAAAGCCTAAAGATTTCTTTCTTTATCAATTTCTTTATAATCATCTAAGTCATCTAATAAAGGAATTAAATCAAGAAAGAAAGGTCTTTCTTCAAAGAAACTAAAATAAATTCCCATTTCTGGCGGCAAGAAAATCCACTTAGGTCCCTTTCCCGTAGTGAAAGATTTGTATGCCTTTTGAATAAATTTAGGATAAGTTTTTAATAAATTTTCTCTTGTCTCATTATCTCTAATCGTTTTAAAATACTGCATATTAAATTCAACTAAATCAATATCCTCACTATTTTTAAATCGACTACGACAATAATCAAAAGGTAAATCCTAAATTATTAGTCTATCTCCTTCATCGCGTATTAGCCCATAATAAGCTCCTTTTATTAAAACGTCCTTAGCAAATAAAGCACACTTTCTTTCAATCTAAAAAGTAGTACAAAAATCTGCCGCATTATAATAGGTTTCAGCTATCGCTTTTTCGGATATTTCAAATTTTCGTTTCTTTAAATAAGGTACTAAAATCCAAGAGTATGTCAAAAAAGTTGCATAATGAACTATAATACGTTTATACAAGCCATTAGTCTAAAAGAAAAATTCGCTCAAAACTGCTTTTTGTATTGGATCACCTTTAGATACAATTTGTACTATATCATCTTTTGTATATGTTTTATTGCTTTTAGTGACAAATTTAGAATCTGTTTTATAATTTGCATCTTCTGATGTAGCAACCATTCCCTAAAAAGCATTTTTAAACTAAGAAATTCTCTACTATCTACGCTCTTCAAAAGTTAATTCTGCCAATTATCTCCCACCTCCTGTTCTAAAGAATGTGAGCTGTCGAGGCTATAAACCTCTATTGCGCCGGCGCGAAATTTGCTCCTACTCTAGTAATGCTATATAATAATTAGCCATTTCTAAAGCAGAGAACTTATCTTTAATCATACGTTTGTTGATTTGTTCAACTGCAATTAAATTATTTGCACCTGCGGGTTTAATTTTTAAATTCATAAGCTCATCTATTAAGTGAGAAGTTAATTGATGAGGTATAAGTCTTAGATTTCTCTATTCTGGTTTCATTCGCTAACCTACTTTAGTAGCCATAATTTTTCCTTTCGCTTCTTTTTCAGTTATTAAGAAATTCATTTTTCCAGTATCTATACGAGAATAAAGATATGAATGCATGTCACTATTGATTTGCGCAGTAGCTTTCATTCCATAAAGTATTTGTTCTGCATTACGAGGCTGAATTGAAAAGTATTCATCTCTATTAGTAAAACCATATGCAGGATAAAGTTCTCCGGTTAAAGAATCATAAGTTTCACGTACCATAGCATCAGCAAGAAATACTCCAATTCCATTGATATCTAGCACAACCTATTTTGGTTTAAAATCTTTAATAATTTTCTTTAATGCAACTGCCTATCTATCAAGAACTTTTTCATCTTCTGTCTTTCCGAGAACAAATACATTTACTACGTTTGTCTTATAAGTTCCATCTAAACGAGGGAAAACTTTAAGTACAATACATACTGTTTGACAACCTCGTCTACCAACGTCAACACCTAAAATATAAAAAGAATCAATACCTTCTTTTGTAATAGCTCTATTTTCAGGGTTTGCAAGTTTTCGATGAGCCATTATACGATCATAATTAAACCATGCATCTGAGGAAGTTCCAACAAAACGACTCATATATTCGCGAGCAAAATCTGCTTCATCAAAAGTTGGAGAAGCTTTAAGTTCATTAAGGAAATCTTTTGGTAAAAGGCCGCATTTCATTGGAACTCTATAGTCACAACCCATTAAAAATACTTTATGTGGATTTATTATAGCTAATTCCATTAACTCAATAGTCTTATCATATGCAAAAGTATTTTTGTCTGAAGCTGATGAAATCCAAATTTGGATTTGATGTGGTTCATTTTCATTTAATTTTCCATTTTTCATAGGTCGAGATACATTTAAAAGAGGCAGAACAACGCTATTTAAATCCTCAGGTGACTAATCCGTAAATACCCTCGGTTTCCCGATATTTAAAAAGGGACTAGACTATACCATCTTCTAATTAAAGAAGTCGCTATTATAGTCGTTGAACATCTCTCCTCTTGATAAAGTAGGAGATTTTGCTGCGTTTGATTGCCCAATCCTTAATGATTTTACCATACCGACTCCGTTA